GAGGGGTTCTTAGGGGGTGTAACCCATAAGCGGAGATTGCAAAGAGAGGGTCACTCTTTGCTCGGGGTTCTCAGGGGTGAAACGCCCTGAGTGGGTCATTAGGGCAAAGCCCTAATCCCCTCGGGAGAGCCCACAACTACGAAAGCGGAGCGTGTAGTTATAGTGGGCTATAACTGAAAGCCGTTCTTCTTTTTCGGTGACTGGCTGCGCGTCTCTTTGACAGACCGGACTTGCCTTTTTCTTTCAACCTGTTTCTGCAAGTATTCATTCAAGTCCTTGCATCCGTTGTAAGTCTGCGAAGCGTCACGGATGTACAGGTCTCTGCCGTATTCCTTGCGGATTTGTCGGAGAGCTTCCATGCCTGCATGGTCGTTGTCAAAAAAGCAGTGGATGCGTTCGTAGCTGCCCAACGGATAGAGAGCCTTGTTTACATTCGATACGGAGTTCAATACAATGTAGTCCTGTCCGTCCAACTCCGGATAATTCGGGCAGCTCTCCTGTCTCAATGTCAGAAAGGAGAGGTAGTCCATGAATCCCTCGAACACATAACAGGTATTCCTTGCTTTCCCCGACTGCCTGATGTGGGAGATTTCCTTGGGTGCGATGCAACCCTTGAAATAGCGGTTGCGAACCTCAAATCCACCCGAACCATTGGGAAAGGCGATGGCAAAGTACCGTTTGCCATTGTGGGTGAAACGGGCTTCACTACATTCTCTTTTTGCCAGTTCCATATTTATTCCTCTTCCCTGCAAGTAGGCAAGCAGGGCAGGGGACGATAACGGAACAATCTCCAACTGTTGGAAACTCGGTTCGGAAGAGTTTTGCTTGCCAAAAGAGAAAGATACCGGGCGCACATGCGGTGTCTGTTCCGCTATCCGTTTTAAAATGTAAGGTACATGGTCGGTAGCATACAGGTGTGCAGCCAGTTCAATGATACCGCCACCTTTGCCCAAACCGAAGTCATACCATTGGTTACGTTCGGTATTTATCTTGAACGAAGCTTCTGCTTCTTCCCTTAACGGTGATTTATACCACAGGTTGATACCTTGTTGCTTGACGGGAGAATATCCCAAACTGTGCAGAAAATCTGCTATCCTGATTTGCTTGGCTGTCTGTATATCCATAAAATGATTGTTTTAGTAGTTGGTAAATTGGTTGCTAAATTGATTCGTTTTTCTTTTCGCCCGTACCATTTTAAGAAGTACGGTCTGTATAACCACTTCACTTTATTTTCGTATATATAGGATACGGTAGTAAAGTGAAGTGGTTTTGTACTTCCTGCAACCGCTTCGCTTTATTCCTAATATATAGACCCACAGAATAAAGTGAAGCGATTACAAACAACAGGCTAATAGTGGAAGTCGGGCATGAACGTGTATTTCCTGCCGTTCTCCTGCACTATCATCCGTTTGTTGCGAAGCATGGTGATGAGCGGTACCGCCTTTTGATGGTTCAGCTTTACACCTATTGACGTATAGCTTTTGATTAAGGCATTTTCCAGCTCCTTGTAGCCATATTCCTCTTTCAGTCCGAAAACCGCTTCCAGTGCGATGCGGTGCTGTTGTTCGGTGATGTGCCTGTAAGGGTCAAACTTTTCCTCTTCCGGCCTTCCCGGTTTCTTGGCTTCGGGCTTGTAACCCTCCATAAGTTCGGGCAGGGCATTGTCGTTGATACGGAATGCGAAAGGCTCGAAGTCCATTGCCCTTATGTGCATGGCTGATACTTTACTTATATCCCCGTTGTTCTTGTCCTTTTCCACAAGGAGTACGGTTTCTGCCTTGTTGTTCAGTTCAGTACCGATATGCCCTCTCGCATTTTCATCCCCTTTGTTCTGATGCAGTATCGTATGGATATGTATCTGCCTGTCGTCCGTCCACTGCATCAGTTTGGATATGATGCGTGTGGATTCGCCGGGGCTGTTGATGTCATATACCATATCACGAATACCGTCTATGATTACAAGGGCTATGTTGGGGGTATTGTAGATAGCCTGCTCTGCAATCCTGATACGCTGTTCGGGCGTGTATTTCCTCAAAGCAAGAAATTCAAGATTTTCATTGTCCCTGTCATCGGGAAGCCCGGCCATCCGCAAAATACGTTTCATGACTTTCAGGCAATGATAAGGGCTTTGTTCCGTGTCCACATAAAGGATTTTCCGTTTGTCTTCCGGAAGTTCAGCCACATATCGCAGCACTGTGCCGTTCTTCAATGCGGCGGCTACGATAGCCGACACATTGAACGTCTTTTTGCTCTTGGCTTTGCCGATGGATGCACTGAAATTCCCCAATGTCCCTATGACGGAACCATGTACTTTGAGAATCTCCGGTGCTTTTTCATAACTTTTCGACAGGCTCAAACGTGAGGCTTGCCAAAGGATTACGGCTTCTTCTGCCGATATTTCCTTGTTGTCTTTCATATAATCCATAAGTACACCTCCCGTTATTTTCGTCCTCCGGTTTTCTTTCCGGCCAGTTCAAGGGCAAGTTCCGCATCAACGATAATCTTGCGCCCTATTTGCGTAATGGCTTTGTCAATCTTTCCGCTTTTCTTTATACGGTTGGCGGTGGGCAGGCTGCACCCGAACAGTTTGGCAATGCCCGGTATTCCGTACACATACTTCCTTTCCATGTCCGTGATGGGCTGCGGTTGCGCTTCCGTTTGGTTGGAAGCGTGCTTGCTTAGGAATATGAACTCTTCGCCTGTCATCTGCCAGACGGGTTTTAATAATAACTCTTGAAGATTTGTCATCGTCCAATCTATTTAGTCGTTAAACAATCAGCCCTGCGCACTGGCTGTTATCTATGTTCTCGAACGATGCAAAATTAGGTAGGGTTATAAGTGGTAAGGATGTGGTTAATGTAAATGGAATGTCTTATTATTCATCTGAATATCAGAGAATAAAAATACCACTCAAAAATTAATTTGAGTGGTAAAAGTGGTAATTTCATGGAATGTCAGGATGTATCACGAATTATCTGAATATGCTTTCCATTTCTTTGGCGAATTTCTGGTTGCTATCACTTGGAAAATCGGAAACGGGTTCTTTGTACTTCGATCTGTAATAGCTCTCGTCAATATCCAGTAGTTTCAATATCTTGTCTCGCCATTCGTCCCTGTATTGCTTGGATAGTTTTTCACTCATCAGGAATATCAGGTAACACACCCGTATCTTTTCCCTTGCCTTGATTTTTAATCTGTTCTTGCAGGGGTACAGATTTATATTGGCATAGAAGTCCGCTATGGTAATGGCTTCGAACTGTTCCCCGACACAGGTTTCATAAATAGGCGAAAGCGGCTTCATGTCAAAATATTCATGCTGTTCCTCCGGTGTATTCTGTACTTCTTCTTGCGCATTTTGCTCGACTGATTCCTCCGGTCGTTTTTCTTCCACATCATCAGGAAGGTATTTTTTCAGGACTTCCATGAAAAGAAGGCTTAGGCGGTAAACATCACTGGAAAGGTTTTCGATATATTGAAAAGCCTCTTTCTGGTCTTGCTTTTGCAGTTCATAGAGTTTATCCAATTCCTTCTTTTCCTTGTCGTATTCAGCCTTGCAGCGTTCATATTCCTTTTCTGCCTGTATTTCTTCTTCGTCCGTATGCTCCCGAAAACCAATGAAATCATATCTGTGGTATGCGTCATTCAAAGGCTCGTGCAACTTGGTGGTAATCTCCAACTGGTCTCTAATTGCAGAATTACGTCTGTCTGCGTAGTGAAAACACACACGCTTTATGATGTCATCATTCAGCGGTTTTGTTTCATAAGCCCGTATATTCTTTTCTATTTCGATTTTTAAACTATTGAGAATCAATGTGTATTGTTCTTTATGCTTGTCAAGTACCAGTTCAAGGATAGCGGATTCAAAAGCCTTTGTATCATTGTGCTGCCTGTAAAAATCGGTGATGAATTTTTGCTTGTCAAAAGAAAAAGCATAATTGGTCACCCAATCATTATATATCCTGTTGAGTTCTCCGTATAGGGGAATCAGTTTGTTAATCTCTCCTGCCATAGACCTCAATTTTGGGGATTATTGTCCTTGTCAAGGAAAGATGCCAGTTCTTCTTCCACCTCTTCCACACTTGGCAAAGCTGATTTCAAATTTTCGGGTATAGCCTTGCTCAACTGGTAATCACTGATACCTATCGGCTGGTCGTAGCCTGTCAAAGCGTATTGTGCCACAACTTCATCTTTTCCCTTGCACAGCAACAGCCCGATAGTCTTGTTGTCATTTTCTCCCCTCAGTTTGTCATCCACCACATTGATGTAGAAGTTCAGTTGTCCTGCATACTCCGGCTTGAATGGAGTAGCCTTTAATTCCACTACAATGTATGCGTGTAGCGGAATGGAATATAGAATCAAGTCGGCAAAGAAATCGCTGTTGCCAATTTGAAAATGCTTCTGCCGGGCGACAAAGGCAAAACCGTTGCCCATTTCCAACAAATAACGGGTAACGTGTTTTACCAGTTGTTCCTCTATGTCCCTTTCGTCTGCCTTTTCTTTCGCTCCTGCCAAATCGAAGATATACGGGTCTTTCAACAGGTAATTGGCAAGGTCGCTTTGTGGTGCTGGAAGTGTGGCTGTAAAATTGTTTACCTTGTTGTTGCTGATTTGTCTGTTATATAGGTTGGTTTCAATTTGTATTTTAAGAACATTGCTGCTCCAACCCATTTCTACCGATTGTTTCATGTACCAATATTTTACACCTAATGGAAGCGAATTATTGAGCATAATTACATGACTTGCCCAATTTATTCTGGCAACAGGGGATGCCAAAAATAATTTTTCTATATCCTCAATCGTTATCCGGTAAATGGCAGATACAGTTTTGGCAACATTCTGAATTTGCGCAAGAGGTTCTTGCGTAAATTCTAACAACTGACTATCAGTGGATTGTATTTGCGCAGTAAGTTCTTGCGTAAATTGTCCGTTGTTTAGTTTCAAGACTTCATCTGCGACCTTCTGTATGCTTGGAACAGATAGCCTTGCATCCGTATCAATGAAACTTCGTAGCACGTTCAGCGGATATGACCGTGCGAATTGGCACATATAAGTAAGGTTACGTTCCGAATAGCCTTTCTTTTCAGGGTAATTGAGCCGGATAGCCTTTGCCAGTTGCTTGATGATTTTGCTTCCCCAGCCTTGTAAGTTCTGATGATACAGGATATAGTTTCCTATTTTCCAATAATGGAACAGCATTTGCGCATTGGCTGCGGTAATCAGCCTGACTTGCGCCTGTTCTATTTCCGAACCGACAGCATGAACAAATGCGTCAAAGTTCGTTCTTTCTATATGATGTTCTTTGTTGTTTTCCATGTTCCAATGTCTATTGTTGTCGCAAATATAATTCAAATAGCGGATAATCCATGAAACTGATTGATACTTTTATAGTTGGTTAAACTTGTTCATGGCATTTGCCTTAATATCATCCGCTATGTCAATGTAGGGTTTCATGGCTTTATAGTCACTGTGTCCCGTCCATTTCATTACGACCTGTGCCGGAATACCGAGAGCCAGCGCATTGCAAATGAATGTTCTTCTTCCTGCATGGGTGCTTAGCAATGCGTATTTTGGGGTGACTTCATCTATACGCTCATTCCCTTTGTAGTAGGTTTCCCTTACAGGCTCGTTGATTTCAGCGAGTTCCCCCAACTCTTTCAAATAATCGTTCATCTTTTGGTTGCTGATGACAGGCAATGCCATGTGGTTTTCAAAATGGACTTCCTTGTATTTTTCAAGTATGGCTTTACTGTATTTGTTCAGTTCAATATTCAGACTGTCTGCCGTTTTGACTGTGGTAACTTCAATGTGGTCGGGTTTCACATCGCTTCTTTTCAGATTACGAACATCCGAGTATCGCAGACTTGTGAAGCAACAGAATAGAAAGACATCCCTGACACGTTCCAAATATTGCTTGTCTTTCGGTATCTGGTAATCTTTCAGTCTGTTCAATTCGTCCCAAGTCAGGAATATTACCTTTTTAGAGGTGGTTTTTAATTTGGGTTTGAATGTATCGTATGCAATGTTCTGATGATGTCCTTTTTTGAAACTCCAGCGCAGGAACCATTTGAGAAATCCCATTTGTTTGCCGATGGTGCTGTTCCTCATGTCTTTCTTATCACGCAAGAAATTGACATATTCGTTTAACCCGAACTCGTTGAAGTATTCAAAGGTTACATCTTCCTTGAACTCTTTGAGGTGGTTTCTCACTGCTGCAAATTTCTCATAGGTGGATGCCGTCCAATTATTCTGGTTGCCACACTCTTTTACAAACTCATCGAACACTTCCCAAAAACTTATCTGCGCTTCTTCCTGCTGTTCTTCACTGTTGTCTTTCATCCGCAGATTGAACGCATCCTTTAGCTGTTGGGTGGTCGGCATGGTTTCCTGTACCTCAAACTCCTTAAACACGTTTTGAATCTCGGCATAGTATTTCAGCAAGTCCGCATTGATTTCGGATGCGCTTTGTTTCAGCTTGTTGGTGCATCCGTTCTTTACCCGTTGTTTGTCGGCATCCCATTTGGCTACGTCAATCCGGTAGCCTGTTGTAAATTCGATGCGTTGGCTTGCGTATATGACACGCATACGGATAGGTACGTTCTCTACGATTGGTACACCGTTCTTCTTCCGGCTCTCCAATGCAAAAATGATGTTGCGTTTGATATTCATAATTGGGTGCGTTTGAAATTCTACACCCAAATATACACCCAAAAATTGAAATAACAAAAGGCATTTAGAAAGATTTAGATTTACTCTGCATTGTATATAATATGTGATTATCAATGATTTGCAATTTTATGATATTTTCTGAAAGCGTAGGTTCGGGAGCCTCCCTCTCCGCTGAACTTACTGGACAGAAATGGTCAGTAAACGGACAAAAAGCTACAAATCAATGATTTGTGGCTTTTTTTATTGCCCGAAAGTCCTGCTTCCAAGACTTCAAAAGTACGGTAAAAGACAAAGTTTCGTTACTAAATCGTTACCTATTCCCCACCGGACAAAAACGGTAACGATTTGTCCATAAATGACCTGATAATGACTTGATTAGTCCATAGTCTGCATAACTCAGAAACGAGAGGTAAAAAGTAATTTTGCAACTAAAAAAAGTGAGTTATGAAATCGACATTCAAGGTTCTTTTTTATTTGAAGAAAGGTTCTGAAAAGAAAAACGGCGAGGTAATGATTATGGCACGTATCACCATTGACGGCAAACAGTGCCAGTTCAGTACGAAACAGAGCATCCAGCCCGATAACTGGAGCATTGCCGCAGGCAAAGCCAAAGGCAGGGATGCCGGAAGAATAAACGCCCTGCTGGACGACATACGTTCTTCCCTGAACACCATTTACCACGAAATGCAGCGGCGTGACAACTACGTGACCGCCGAGAAAGTGAAGAACGAGTTCTTGGGACACAGCGAGAGCCACGAAACAATCCTTTCATTGTTCCAAAAGCACAATGACGATGTGAAGCAGCTTGTGGGCATATCCAAGACGATAGCGACCTACCGCAAGTATGAAGTGACCCGCCGCCACCTCGCCGAGTTCATCCGCAGCAAGTACAACGTATCGGACATATCCATAAAGGAGATAAGCCCGATGTTCATTACCGATTTTGAGTTGTATTTGCGTACAGCCTGCAAGTGCGGCTACAACACCACCGCCAAGTTCATGCAGTTCTTCAAGCGCATCATCATCATTGCCCGCAACAACGGCATACTGGTGGGCGACCCGTTCGCCAGCTACAAAATCCGGCTGGAGAAAGTGGACAGGGGTTATCTGACAGAGGACGAAATAAAAATCATCCTTAAAAAGAAAATGGTTTCCGAGCGGCTGGAACACGTCAGGGACTTGTTCGTCTTTGCCTGCTTCACCGGGCTTGCCTATATAGATGTAGCCGGGCTTACGCAAGATAATATATGCAAATCCTTTGACGGCAACCTTTGGATAATGACAAAGCGGCAAAAGACGAATACGGACGTTAATGTTCCCCTGCTGGATATTCCCAAGATGATTTTGAAGAAGTACAAGGGCAAGTTACCGAACGGCAAGATACTTCCCGTAATCAGCAATCAGAAACTAAATGCGTACCTGAAAGAGATTGCCGATGTGTGCGGTATTAAAAAGAACCTGACATTTCACCTTGCCCGCCACACTTTCGCAACGACTACCACGTTGTCAAAGGGCGTACCTATTGAAACGGTGTCCAAGATGCTGGGACACACAAACATAGAAACTACGCAAATTTACGCCCGCATCACCAATAGCAAGATAGGCAGCGATATGCAGGGGCTTGACAAGAAGTTTGTCGGCATCGAAAAGATTTACAAGGAAGTCGCCATGTAATCTTGATTATTGGGAACTGGTCACAATTTGTGACCAGTCCTTACTATTATTCCAACATTGCTAAATCTCCTAAAATATACGATTATGGATTTGCAGATTATCCAAAACAAGATTTTTGAGGTCAGAGGTTGCCGGGTGATGCTCGATTATCATTTGGCAGAACTCTACCAAGTGGAAACACGAGCCTTGAAGCAGGCGGTCAAGCGCAATATCGAGCGTTTTCCGGGTGATTTTATGTTTGTACTCACCCAAGAGGAAGCTAACTTGCTGTTATCCATAGGGGTATCACAAAATGTGATACCCCCTGATTACAACTTCGGCGTTGCTATGCCTATGGCTTTCACCGAGCAGGGCGTAGCCATGCTTTCTTCGGTTCTCCGCTCCAAAGTAGCCATAGAAGTAAACATTTCAATCATGCGGGCTTTCGTCCTCATGCGCCAAATGGCAATCGGTTACGAGGAACTGTCAAGACGCATCGAGGAACTGGAGGTAAGCACCGATGCGCAGTTCAACGAACTGTACCAAGCCCTTACCCAGCTTTTGAGCCAGTCGAAACAACAGAAAGAACGCCGTCCGGTAGGTTTCGTTACCTATAACCGTGACAAAAACGAATAGGTAACGATTTCGGTAACGAAATTCCGCCTAACAAACTATATCCCAATGAAGTACATTCTTCCACCTTGCGGGCAGTCCACCGACTACCCGCATTTTTTATATCCTTTTCCAACTGGCACATTCCCCGAAACGCCAGCCGTGCGTGGCATGGCTGACTGTATTCCGTGAAAAGAGCCGTTGGAAATCCGCACAAGCGTATTGCAAGCAAGCTCGCAACACCCTTGCCTTTCCCGCCCGCATGGAGTGTTCCCTAAAAGATGAAAGAGAACAGGCACTTTTCCCCGGTTTCCCTATCTGTAAATCTTCCTCTTACGCAGTCCCCCAGCCGGGACAGTCGTTTTAATCATTTCAATAGGCAAAGGTAGTTACGTGTTCTTCACGATTTTGCAAGGTCGAGCCGTTCCGGTTTGGCGAAAAAATCTTCCCTGCCTTGCGAGGTATTTTTTGCCCAAAACCTTGCAAACTCTAAACACTACCCTTTTACGCCTATGTGAAACGAAAACGACCGACCCGACCGGAAGACGCATAAAAAAAAAGTCGGATTTACGGGAAACAGGAAAAAAGTTCAGTGAAACTTCAACTCCCTCACCTCTCAAATCCGCATAAAATTAAAAACTTAAAAAATTGCAGCAATATGGAAGCAAAGGTATTATCGGAAGCAAAAGTTTATGTAGGCACTTATGCCAAGTACAACAACGGTTCATTGTCCGGCGCATGGCTCGACCTTTCGGACTATTCGGACAAGGAAGAATTTTATGAAGCCTGCCGGGAACTTCACAAGGACGAGGAAGATGCGGAATACATGTTTCAGGACTGGGAGAACGTGCCGGAGAGCTTAATCGACGAAAGCTGGATTTCTGAAAACTTCTTTGCCCTGCGTGATGCGGTGGAGGATTTGAGCGACACCGAGCAGGAAGCCTTTTTCGTGTGGTGCAACTATAAAAGCCATGATTTGGGCGAGGAAGATGCGGACGACCTTGTACGGGATTTCCGGGATGAATATCAAGGGGAATATGACGATGAAGAAGATTTCGCCTATGAAATTGTAGAGGAATGTTACGACCTGCCGGAGTTCGCAAAGACCTATTTCGATTACAAACAGTTTGCCCGTGACCTGTTCATGTGCGATTACTGGTTTGATGACGGCTTTGTGTTCCGGGCGGCATAACAACCAATCCGGGCGGGGTGTCAAAGCCCTGCCCGCTTAAAACAACCAAGTTTATAACCATAAAAAAATAAGACATCATGCAGTCACTTAACAAAAACGGGGTAAGCATCACCCAAACACCGGGAGAAGAAAAGTTCGTGAAATGCCGTTTAGGGGCTTTCAGGGGACAAATTTATTATCAATATGACTACCGCCACACGGACGGCGAACTTTTCAGCACGGTAGCCAAAACGCTGGACGAGTGCCGCCGCAGGCGTGACGAATGGGTAGCGAAGAAGAACGGAGTAATAAACAAGTAAATTTCAGGGACATGAAAACGACAGAAGTAAACAAGGAGCTTATCGGCAGGCGTTGCGAGTGTATTTTTACGGGCTTAATGGTAACGGGCGTTATCGAGGACACAGAAGAAAACGAACACACCATAGAGGTAAAAGTCCGTTTCGACCACCCGCACCAGTGGGGCGATGATTTGTATAATGATGTGTGGGCGTGGGGGCGCAAAATAGACGAGTTCGGCACGCTGCACCATTTGCAACTGTTGGAGGACAAACCGGACTTTCAGATAATGACGGTAGTTTTCGGCGAGCCAATCAGCCGGATAGACCGCAGTGTTTTTGCAGATGTGGACACGTGGGGCGTCTGTTCCCTGCAAGGCTGGGTAAACAGCTATGAAAGTGTCCGGTTTGTAGCCATAGACGACCATACGGCAATCATCACGGGCGAATATAACATGGAGCAGGTAAAGGTGTGGTTAGAGAAATACACGTCCATAAAGAGCCTTAAAACCAGTTGATAGAGGACGGCGGCTGCTTGCCGCCGTTACTTTCTTCCGTGAGCCTGCCAGCGGGTGAAGAAAGTAACAAAGAAGCCTTTCGTTTTCCCTATCATGGAAACAGCCCGCCGATGCTTCCCGGCGGGCTGTCTGCCCGATATTTACGCTTTGCGTATCATTCCATACCCGGTTTCCCAAGAGGATGATAAAAACGGATGTCGCAACTATAAATCCTCATAGTGAATAAATTTTACACCAAGTATGCACACGGTTTCTTCTTCCTCGATGTCATATTTCCATGTCCGCTTAGTGACAAGCATTTCCGTTTCGCAATCGAACCATACCATTACGGGCGCATCGTCTTCTTCGTCCGCCCATTTGAAAACCTGATTGGACGGCGTTTTCCATAATTCAGCACTGTCACGTTCGGAAATACAGTCCTTGTCCACAATGATGATGTCACCTACTGCCGGAACTGTATCTGTTTCCAACGTGGTTTCTATGTACCACGAGATGCCTTCTATATCCAATTCTATTTTTACCATGTCGTTTTGTTATTAGGGGGTTATTGTTTCCGTTCCTTCTTCGCTGTTGTCATTATTAAATGATAGTGTAAGTTGCTGCATCTGCCCGAAGCTGTCGATGATATAAATGTCAATCGTCTGCTGGTCGGTCGATGCCGAGGTGTAGTAGAGCCTGAACGTTTCTTTCTCCAGCGGGTAAAGGTCGTTGGGCAGGAACACCGTGCCGTTATCCATTTCCAGCTTTCCTTTGCCGTCCGGCTGGAAATACCGTATCTGATAGGTAGTCGGCTGGTAATAGCCGCCACGCACCAGTCGGCAGCGTATTTCGGCGGTTTCCCCGACTTTCAGCCTTTTGGGTACTGGCAGTGTTTCGATGCTGAACGGGTACGCCTGCTGAATATCCAAGTTGTCATTACAGGCGGTGACAAGCACGAGGGCGGCCACGATGCAGCAGCCCATGATGATTTTATACATTACATTCTTCATATACATTATTATATAGCGGTCAGTTGATAATGAATTTCAGTCCCAAAGATACCTGCGTGTGGAACTTGCCGATGTCCGAGCCGAACAACGCCCGTTCCCTTGCGTTCAACAGCAGAGCCACCCGGTCGGTCAGGTAGGTTTCCAGTTCCAGCGTCAGCGCACCGCCGTAAATGAAGCAGTCCTTATCCAGCAAGGTAGAGCCGTCCGGCAGCAGCTTTTCGCTTCGGTTGCTTGTTTCGTACCCGGCGAGAGCCGACAAGCCCAATGAAAGGAAAAAGGTCTTTCGTCTGTCCGATAGGAATTTCAGGTAATAGCCGCCCTCTGCGGTGAACTGTTCTACGGGTATCTGCATATCCTTGTAGTCATACTTCTTGTGCAGGTATTCGCCGCCAATCACCCAGCGGTTGGCGTTCTTGGTGTAAACGCTGTACGCCGCCCCGATGTGGTAGGCGAAATCACTGCCAGCGTTCCAATGCACCCCGTCCGTCATGCCCGCCGTGACCTGCAAGCCTTTCATGCCCGGCAGGTATCTTTGTGCGTGTGCCTGAAACGAGGTCAGGCACAGCGCAAAGAGCATCATTATAAAGATGTGTCTTTTCATTCCCTATTTGATTTTTAGTTCGTCAATCACTTCTGCGTTCACGATGTCGGCGTTTTCCACCCGTATGGTCTGATGCCGCCCGCCGTTCTTCTCGTAGAGTTCCACGACCAGCAGCTTGTCGTCAGGAATGGTAAACTTCGGCAGGGCGTACACCGTGCGCACGGTCGATTTCCCGGCAATCTCTATCACCTCGTTGTAGCTGCGTACCGCATCCAGTACCGTTTCCTGAATAGCCGTGCGTTTGGGCACTTTCTTATCGGTTATCTTAAACCTGATGAAGTCCGTGTCGAAAGGCACGTTGGAACTGTTCTTCGTCTGCGTGTGTACATAGAGCATCCCGTTATAGGTGTAAATCCCCTTGATTAAGAACTGTATGCCGAAACGCTTGCTACCCAAGTGGCGCACTTTCCGGTCATTGTTCTTGTAGATACTCTGCATTATCAGCTTCACCAGCAG